TCAAGGAATTTTTGTACTATGAGTGGGTAGAGTTGTGCTGCATCTTTACCAATATTTTCTTTGCCTACCATCTGTTGTAGGTAAGGGGATAATTTTGTCTGTAAATCTGCTATTTTGCTTAAATCTGCGGATACATCACCAAAGCGCTTAAATGCAATCTCAGCAGCCCTTAATTCAGCAGTATCTCTTAATCCAAGACCAGCAGCCTGCCTTCTTTTCTCTGATACATCTTCTACAGTAGATGATATAGCTCCACCAGCAATACCTAATGCTAATGATGCTAAAGCGCCTTCTGTACCAAATAAAGATAGGAATTTACCTGCGATTGAGGAAATATTATTCATATTTCCACTAATTACTGTAGTTATTTTTTGGGTAAGTTTAAGACTTTCATTGCTATCATCGATAGCTCTCATATAGTCTTTAAGTGATTTGGTATGACCTTTTACAGCCTTCTCAGAATCTAGGGATGTCTTTTTAGTTTGCTCATTGATCTTTTGCCAGTCTTTAGGCATTCTTTCAACAGCTTCTTTGTATTGCTCAAAGGCAACTAGAAATTCTTGGAATTTCTCGTCTAGTACATCTATCTCAATTACTGATTTAATAGCCATAGCGAAATTATAGTCAATTAGTTAAAAAAAAGAACGACTTTTTAATGCTTTCAAAATATGCCTTTGTCTAAACTCTGTGACATCGGTATATTCTGCACCATACTCTTTCATAAAATCACTAAAGCCAGAAGTACTTACATAGTTAAAAATATAGGCAACTATGCTATCACTGTCTGCGAGGTAGTTTCTTTCTCTGTCGATGTCTGCAAGCCACTCATGTATTCCATAGAGTTGGATGAAGTAAAATCCCAGTTTCTTATCGATCCTGCCGCTGCTAAAAAAGCTTGTCGAAATTGCTTCGGAGCTACCGATGATATTGCTATAAAAAAAATTAGGTCAGAAAGCACCTCACTTTCTTCAGCTTCATCAAGTATGCCTTGTTTTTTAGCTACTTCTAAGGGTAATGATTCCCAGCCTTTTTCACCAGTAAATAAGACATTGGTAAGTCTTATTATTTCATTTACTAATCCAAACTTAACTCCATCCCAAGTACCATTCTTTTTAGTAATGGACTTTAATGCAGGATAAGCTAATTGTGGGGCTGATAAAGCTAAATGAGCTTCATTCATGCCTGACATACAATTAGTAAATACAGCGCCTAATTCAGAGTAAAACTGCTCAAACAAATCCCTACTAATAGGGCTTGAGTGAATATATATAGTCTTGTCATCACCAGTTTCAAATGGGATCACAAGATTTAATTTTTGGTTAATTCTCATTTTCTGTCCTTTTAAAAAAATACCCCCAAGCCCAATGACTCAGGGGTATAGATCAATTAAGCACCAGCAGCAAATAATGCAGCATTGATACTGTAAATACCTCTTAATCGCACAATAAGACCAGCTTGTGTGCCATCAAAAGCAACTTCTTGAACACTTTGTAAAACACAGTTATTTAACTCAAATGGAGATAATGCAACTGAGTCAGGATGTACTGTTACTGATCCTAGAGTTGTATTAACTTCAATTTGACGCTTATAGGCATCACCTAAAGCTTGAGTTCTTAATAGGTGCATAGTCACAGTTCCATAAATATATGGCTCTGGGCTTGTTACAGCGCCTGTTAAAGTACCAATAAGTTGTGAAGTGTCACCATCAAAAGAAAGACTGATAGCTTCTTTAGCAAGGTAAGAAGCAGTGACATTGAGTTGTTGATAGTTAGCATAGACTACACTTGCTAGTAGTCTATTTAAAGTACCTTGTTGTATTTGTGGATTCGCCATTATTTATTCTCCTTAAGTTGGGATGTTGCTTGCAGTTAAGTAGATAGTAATTTCAGAGAATCCTCTTTGTGGTACAAAGGTGCAAGCTAGACCATTATAAGCGCCTGTTGCATAATCACCTGGATTTTCAGTGACATAAGTACTGAAAGGTACTGCTGTTACTGTTGCAGGTGAAAGAATTAATCCAAAAGAAATACCATTATTTACTGTTGCTTGTGCTACTTTTTGTAAGGTATTAATACCTGCTTGATTGTAGTAAAGCGGATTAGTAGATAAATTACTGCCATTAATAATAGCGCCAGCTAAAGATTCAGCGACATTAATTGAAAGCCAATCAACAGCATACCAGTAATTAAATGGATTTAAGTCCATGAAAGTACCACCATAAATCAAGGTATTTGAAATACCACCTTGTGCGCCTGTACCTACATAATTAACACCAGCTGCTAACAATTGAGTTTCTTGTGTGTTTGTTAAAACAGAGCTGTAATCTGTTACGCCATAGATATAAGTATATTCAAGTGGTGAAGCTAAATTAGCTGCACTTGGGTTGTAGCTTAGAGTTACCCAGAAGAATGCAGCTGCACTAAATTCTGTTACAGGTGCTGCTGGGTTAGGAACTACTGCAAATACTGATTTAATACCATTCCATGCTGTATAAGTAACTAAAGTAGTACTTACATAGAAATAAATTTCTGCTGTAGTACCATTATTAGCTCTTGCTAATGAAACTGCTGTAGGTTCTGTATCCCAAGCATAAGGTAATAGATAGCTATAAAATTGAATTGTAGGATTAGCAATATAAGCTGTTAAAGATGTAACACCTTGCGCTGGAGTTCCTGCACCCAATTCTAGGATATAAACACCTAGAGTTTTGCCTTGAGCAAAGAAGGTTTGAACCATAGCATAAAGCTCTTGGCTATCTTCTAAGATCACTGCACCACCAGATACATAATTACCTGGATTAGAAGCTAATGGATAACTAAAGCTAGTTGAGCTTACATAAGTAGCATTAACTGTACCATTATAGCCAGTAGGATTAACACCAGAAATAACTACTTTAATTGTGTCTCCGCTAGGGATTCCATGAGCTGAAGTTGTTGTTACTGTAGCTAAACCAGCTGACCAAGTAATACCAGAGATATTAACTGCTGCTTTTAGCAATGGTGTTAAATCAGATGCTTGTGTAAGCAACTGTGTTGTACCAGTTGTTAAATTTGTTGCGCCTTGAGAAATCAAAGCACCTGTTTGCTGTAAAGTATTAGGAGCGCCTGCTACCTGTTGCCTTACAACGACATTTACGATATTTGGCATAATGCCCCCTTATTAAATTAATTGTAGCTTAAAGAAACAACTTGACCTGTACCTGGCTCAAATACGATACCATTTTTGCATGGAAAATCGATTAAATAAGTGCCAATTACATCAGGAATAACTGCTACTAAATTAGCTGCTGCTACGCCAGCGATTGTTGCTGAATCATAGATAGCGCCATTTGTAGAACCTGCTGTTGTTACATTTACTTTAACAATTCGACCTTTAAATGCTTTAACAACTGTATTAGCTGATAGATTTAATGCTGAATTGATACCTTGTGCTGTTATTGCTGCACCATTGATTACTGCTGGTTGATTTTGACCTACTGCCATAATATTTCTCCTATAAGTTTGTTTCTGTTATTGTCATAAATGCACTTTCAATCAACTTTCTGGCAATGTCATTAATCGTAGACTGATAATAACTTACTTCAAAAGTAATTGTCTTTTTCATAGCTAATATACCAAATTCAGGTTGAGTTACTTTTTCATCTTGAATGATTGGCATATTCATCATACCAATATTATCGGTATTTCTACTATAATCAAATACATAATTCGCAAAATTAAGTGCAGCATTATTGCGAATCCCATAAATGGTTATTCTAACAGTATCATGGGTTAATTGATACGGATTTGAATTAGCATCTAGCAAAGGAAATTGCTGTAAAGCTCTTGTTTCCTTAGGATCAATGTCCACTACAGCATAAGGTGGCTGTAAATTTTGTGGAGCTAGATAAGATGGATACATCGGAAAGTATTGGTTTAAAGTAAGCCAGATAGGTAAACTATTAGAGACTATAGGGCTTGTAGTATCAAAACCTGTCATGGAATCAATAAGTTGAGTGTCCATGATGGAGTAAAGTGCATCACCTTTATAGTGGAAAAGGTCAGCTTGTTTGTAATAATTATCTCTACGACTAAAGGCAAATTTTAAGCCTTCATAGCTTGCTACATAGATTAATGAGTTATTTACAACATTAAAATCTTGTATAAGCTGTGGTGAAGTAAAGATGACATGATTGTATGCTGTAGTTCTATCTTCTAATTGATGCAACTCTGAATTAAAGTGGAAAGAACCAGTCACAGTTAATGATCTTGGTGGAATAGGAGTAGATTCTAATTGGTCATACTCCAATCGGTTATATTGAGCCACATTGTAAATAGCTGAATCTGTTAAAAGAGCTGCATTTACCCAGAATACATAACCATCAAGAGGTAAAACAAGCTTTACATATAGAGTAAAGGTAACTTGCTCATTGGCGGATAAGGTCTGTATGCCCTCATTTAATCCAGCCGCTAATTGTGGTTTGGCTTGTGCTGATTCGCTTACTGTTGCCATTATTCAATCCAAGTCTTTAAAGAGTTAATAAATATACCGCTATCAATAAATGAAGGTCGTCTTACACCATAAGTCACTTGACCTTTTGGTCTAGCTCCCCTTCTTGCCTTACCTTTAAATCGAGTTGATTTACCCATTAAAGCAGCTTGAGTTGGTACACCAGGAAGCCCTACTGTTTCAGCTTCTTGTGAGCTAATAAAATGCTTAAAATCGGCTGTAATCTGGTCTGTACCAGCAGCAAAAGGATCAGATACTTTATTGCCTAATAAAAGGGTTTCTAAAGCTCCTTGTGCGCCTTCTGCGAGGTTTTTAGCTATCTTTTCACCATAGGTATTAGCAAAAGCTGAAAATAGCCCATAGCGAGCTTCTAGGTCTTTTCCTACAGTATAAGAAGTAGAGCCTTCTTCAATTTCAGGTACTTCAATAACTCCGAGATGTAATTTCAAGTAATTCCCCAGAGAGTGCCAAGAGTTTGCATATAAAGCAAAGCTTGCCTTCCATAGGGATTCTTAATAGCTTGTAAGTCAAATAGAGTAAGATTTTTAAGACCTGCGCCTACTGATAGTGTCTCACTTGTGGATACATCATTAGCGCTATCTACAACACCAGCTACAAAGCTATTCATACTATATGAAGCTCTTGCATCGGCAAAAAAGGTCTGTCCTGTAATATCTTGTTGCCATTGTAATAAGTTACTTCCGCCTAGATTATATACAGTCAAAGTATATATATCTGGTGAAGCTTGGGTAAAATCTAGGGGTACTATATCGAGTGCTACCTGATAGGCATATTGATAGCCTATATCATTATCAGGAATAGCTGAGGTAGGAATACCCATTACTGCTCTTGTCCAAGCGATAAATCCAGTTAAAGTTGGGGGAGAAGTAATGGGATCTGTCATAAGTTAATTTCCTAAAATTGCATTATATATCATTTCTTCTTTCTTGAAGCCTTGCTTTGAGGTTGTAATCCTTCTCTAACTACCTCAATAGTTTGCTCGAATTTAGGTGAATTATCACCTGCATTCTTTTTTTCTTCCATAATTTCTACTTCAAGACCTGCTTTTTGCTTTAAGCCCATTTCTTGAGCTTTATCAGTCAAGATTTTATCAGCTGCCGCAGCAGTATTCTTACGAGCTTCTAATGCTCTGTCAATCATTTCTTGATCTCTTTGGTCAAGACCAGCTTCAATAGCTTCAACACTAATTGGCTTTTCTAATTGATATGCAATACCGCCAAAGCCCTTTTTGACTTTAGAAGCTTCCATTAATCCATAGATAGATAATTGATTAATGATTGAATCGACTGAATCTTGATTACCTGGAATCTCAACTTGTCCACCAGCACGAATATGGTGCATAAATGGTCTTGGATTCTCAGGAAGCATATAAGTAAGATTAAACTCTTGCTTACTGCAATTCGCTATATATAGTTTCATATTGTTGTCCTTTTAAATAAGGGTGAGGGATATATGATGCTCTAGTTTTTTTATACTAGAATACCCCTCATGGTTGTTATCCTTGCATCACTAAGGTTTTAGTACTATACAACAAAAAAGCCCACCTAAGTGAGCTTTTCTGCAAAACAACTAACTACTAATAAGCAGCTGACAAGATTGTCAATGCTTCAGGTCTGATACCCCAGCCTGATGTACTTCTCATTGTATAGAGAGTAGTAATTCCACCATCTGCAATAGGTGTTGGAATTTCAGTAGGAGCAGATACATCTGTAAGCATTAATGATGTAGCTGTTTGGTTAGGTGTCAATGTAGCAAAAATGTTAGTATTAATAGCATTGTTTGCTTTAGGGATCTTAAGTTCTGGAGCAATTAAGATAATTGCATCAGTACCACCGAAGCCTTGACCGATTAGTGTGTCGTCAGCTGCGAAGCTAACATCATCACCACCTGCCCATTGAGCAACTGTTTCAACTAAACCAGCAGCAGTTTCAACACCAGCACCAATTCTTTGGAATTGTGTTAAAGACACTACGCCAGAATATGAAATTTGGCTAATGAATCTTTGTGGTGCTAAGAAAACTAAGCGGAGTGGTTGTCCAATTTGAAGTGTACGCACTTTTAAAGCGCCAATCATATTCAATAGATATTGAGCTAATTGACCGCTATCCCAAGTACTGTAACCAGTGTTGCCATTGGTATCAGCACCAAGAACTTGAGTAGTAGCACCTGAAGTGTTTAATAAACCTTCTCCGTTTGCTGGGTTAAAGCCATAAAGTAGAGCATTACGCAATTGTTGAGCGATACCTTGACGAGCAGCTAAGCGCATACCTTGTGGTAGTGCATAGCCCCAAGCGCCAGTAGCAGCTTCATCGAAATTATCGTATTGCGCTCTAGTTTGTAGGCGGTAAGTAGCAGTACTAATCATTGAAGGAATGATAGATGCACTTGGCAACTGATTCACTTGTGATTGATTAGCTTGTACTTGTGTTGTTAATTGTACTTTTTTAGCATATACATAAAGATCCGCTTCACCAAGTCTTGGCATAGGATTTTCTGTTGCTAAAGTTGTGAAAGCACCTGAAGCCAAACTGTATTGCATAATGAGTTCTGGCATCATGTAGTGCGGATTTACTGTTACAAATGATGGTGCAAAGCCTGACATAATTATTTCTCCTCGATTAGATTAGGCAAAGTGCCACATATTGATTGTAAATCCAGTTAGCAGCATTAGTAGTTCCATTGTATGAAACTGTCTTGTTGCCAGTGGTGCTTACACCAATTACTTTCACAGGGAAAGCAGCTTGTGTACCAGGATTATTAACAGTTACCCAGTTATTTGTGTAATCAAAATAAACTGTTGTGCTGATTAATTGACCATCAATTGTTACAGATGCTGGATCAAGAATCAAAGGGATTCTAGCGCCAGAACCAAATCTGTAGAAATTAACAGACATACCTGGTGAATAAAGTGGTGCAGTACTTTGCGGTGTTGTAATACCAGCGAAAGCTTGGTTATAAACAGCGATACCTGTTGGGTTAGCTGAACCAGTCGCTTGTAAAACTGTTGAACCAAGAGTATCTGTGCCTGGTTGTTTATTACCAGAGAATACACCTGCTTGACCTACAGCAGAAAACTCTTGAATTGGAATACCACCCCAAATAGGAGAAGTAGCAGATGTACTTAATACACCACCAGCTAAGTAGAACTTAACCGCTGGATCATCAAGTGCATCACCTTGCGTAAAACCAGCAGAGTTTGTATTAAACAAACCTACTGCATTGGTTGTTAGCATAGGATTTAATGAGATTAGATTTGCTGACATAGCTATCTTCCTTATCTTTTATTGTTATTTAAGTGAAACTCTTTAACTCTTAAAGATGGCACTTTAAAATCACCGAGCCATGCTTCTACAGAACCTTTGAATTTCGTAATTGTGCGACCAGCTCTATCTTTTTCGTGAAGCTCGATTAATTGGTCAGCAGCATAGTGCAATGGAGCTTTTGAAGCTGCAAGTGCATCAGCAAAAATTTGCTTTTCTGCTAAATCAAGTAATTTTGCATCTTTGATAGAAGCAAGGTTGATACCTTTGTAAGCATCGGAATAGCCTTGTACGCCACGCAATAATCTTTTGCGATAAGCCATTAAGCTTTCACCTTGTAATGGGCGAGTTGCAGATTTGCCAAAACCAGCTAATACTGAATCAGCCTTAGCTTGTGCATCAGCATATTTAGTTTCTTCTTCATCCATCTTAGCAGCTTCGTCATCATCTTTCTTAGCTTCTTCTTCTTCGTCATCATCATCTTTCTTAAATTCCATGTGACCTGGTTCTTCGATTTTACCTTCGTCATCTGGTTTAATTTCGCCTGCTTTTCCATGCTCTTTTGGATCAGAGCCTTCTGCATCTTTTTTAGCTTTCTTATCTGCTTTTTTAGCTACCATTTCTTCTTCGTCATCATCTTTCTTAGCGTCATCATCACAAGCTTCCATATCATCGTCATGCTTAGCTTTTTTATCAGCTGCTGTGACTAATGGTGGTGCAGGTAGATTTTTTTCCATCTCATCAACTCGAACAGCAATACTATTCAAAGCGGATAAGATAGCGTCTAATTTTTCGCCTGAAGCATCTGCTTTAGGCTCAATCATTGTTTCTTTTGTCATATTAAGACACCTCTTGGTTAGTTAATAAAACTCCAGTGGCTTCGCCACCTTTGTCCCAAACTCCTTTTGATCCTCTCGCTTTCGTAACAATTGCTATATGATCTAACAGGAATGGTACGCCTTCAATCAAGAGCGGCTCGCCACTCTCGGTTGTCAGTGTTGTATTTCCAGCGGATTGGTCAAAGACCACCGATGGTGAAGTCGATATTTCGCCTTCTAAAATCTCATCGACAGAAGCTTGGTCATAAATCTTGGCTATGCCCCAAACCTCGTCACCTTTGATATATGGTAGCATGATACTACCAACTGCCCTATCTTTAAACTCTTTAGAGGTCAAGACAGCGCTCTCAGGGTGATCCATAATGACTGTTAAGCCATTACATCTCTTTAAAAATTCTTCATTTAGGTAAAGTGATGGATCTCTCCATACATGCTCGCCAATAGATGATCTATAAGCTAAGCCAGTACCTGTAATTCTAATAGCTAGTAAACAGATATTCGCATACATCTGTGGACTAGGTAATACATCATCCTTTATAAGCTCTGCAATATCATATTCAGTTTTTGCAGCTGCCACTCTAAATGCAGTAGCAAGACCTGGATGCAATGGCATAGGTGGATTGCTTAAATGACTCCAATCATAGCCTGTAGATTCATCACATACTTTAACAGGGAACTTTTTAATATCTCTGGCAATATAGGTGCAAAATTGACCATCGTCATGCAATATCTCTAAATCGCCTTCATATCTTCTGCCAGTTTCTTCTGCTGCTTCTCGTCTAGCGCAATCTTCTAATGTTTCGCCTTCAATTTGATGTCCGCCTGGTACGCACCACATATTTGGATAATCGCCACCATTACCTCTGCGAACTAATAGAGTTTCATTGCTTTCAGTCAAAAATAAGATTCCAGATGCTCTACCTTCAGCCCCTGCCATTTTATCTATTGGTTTCTCATCAACTGCTACAACTGATCCTTCAACTGCTGAATCTGGTACACAGTTAGGCACTTCTTTGCCGCCTTTTTCCTTCATACCTATTTGTTGATAACCTTCCCAGCAAGGGTCAGCATCTTGACCAAATCTAGGTACAGGCTCTCCAGCTCTTACCATGATTTCATTCTCATTCATGGTCTTTACTTTGTCTAAAAGAGTATCTGTCTTATAGGCTCTAAGGATTTTTGCGATTTCCGCAATTTCACCCTGTACATTTTGCAATTCTTCTCTTGGATCTGCAATTTCTTCTTCTACTTTTGCATTTTCTGCAAATTTTTTAGGAGTAAGCAATACTGGAGCTGATAATTCATCTTCTCCATGCTTAATAAACTTCTTAGCAACTTCTTTAGGTATTCCTATATTGGATTTACTTTTAGCGGCTGCATACATAGCTTTTCTTTGTTTTTCTGACTCAAAGGGCATAGAAATTCCTAAATTTTTAGAGATTGTAAGGCTTTTTCGCCTTTATTTGTTAATAAATCTTTAACTTGCCTTAAATTATACAGGTAGGTGTAGTTGCATCGACAGTAAACTTCTTCGCCTGGCTGTGTAATTTCATCGGTATAACCATTAGGGGCTGAGATATATCCTTTTTCTACTGCCCAACTACCTTTGATCACATAAATCTTCTCATCTCGTTCTTTATGGTCTTTTCGATAGTTGTAATTGAGTTCTTTCCAGTGTGAATGCCATCTAGCAGCAATAGCGCCATTATCAATAGCTACTATGTCATTAATATTGGATACAAGCTTATGAGTCTGATCAATAATGACTCGTCTTTGCTCAAAACTGATTTTGCCTAATGACTTTCTAATATCTTGCTTTTGTTTTACTTTATCGACTGCATCTGATCCGCCTTTTGGAATAGAAGTCGCCCATCCTTCAAATCTTCTTAATAGATTATTGATACATTCTTCTCGATTGTATTTAATAAGGTCAGTAGATGCCATAATTCTACGATCAAGCTCTGATCTTAGTTTAGGCTTAAGCTTTTCTATATCAAATTTAGATACATGGGATGATATAAGACCGCCTTTAGTTACAAGTCGGTTATAGGCTATTTCAAGTGCCTTTTTTAGTTCTCTTTGGATTTGTGCTTCTGGGATTAACTCTTTTAGTGCTGCCTTATGGATCTTTTTCATCCAATCATCGATTCTTTTCTTAGAATCAAAGCCATGCTCTATGATGTCATTGACAGCAGCAGTTAATACTTGAAAAAATGTCATTTTGTTACTTCTTGAGATTCTTCAGCAGCTTCTTCTTCTGGTGATTCAGGTTGCGGATTATCTTCGTGATTCCATGCCCCAGTTTTAAGCAATCTTTCATCTTCATCGCCTGTTGGGTTAAAAAAATCATGCTCGCTTACTGGCGGTATTTTAAAATTTGGATCTTTTGGTATTGGTAGCATTATTTTGTCCTCATAAATAATTCATCTACATGATCTTCAAGTTCTTTAGGTAAAGTACCTCTTACATAATCAGGCGCAGTTACCATAGCTGCTAATTCTGCATCTGTTTCCTTAATATTTTCTGTGGCATATTCACTAATATTAGTCTTAATCCACTCTCTCATATTGCCATAGTTCTTATCAAACTGTTTATCTAATATGGCTTTTAATTTAGCTGGAGAATTAATATGAGGCTGCATTCCTAAAGCATGGGCTAATTCATGGACAATAGTTGCTCTAGCTTGATCTTCTGATCCGCTTGATACTGTCCATCTAGGTTTACCTTCTTCTTTTCTTCTTTGAGCATATTTAGTCTGTTCAGGATCTGTTTCAAGTCTTTTTGTAGTAGATAGTGAAAAATAACCAACTCCATTGCTTTGCCAAGCATGACCATTAGCTCTGCCTGTAGTTCCAGCTGCAAATTGTACATTGCCTTTAGCTAAGGCTTCTTTGACATTAAATCCTAATGATTCCATGTGAGTTAATGCTGAATCTACATGACCTAATAGTTTTCTTACAGCTTTTCCACCTGTTGATCCACTTGTAATGTCATAAGGTGTATGGCTTCTTATATTAGCCCCAGCAACTGATCTGTATTTGCCAATTAATTCGTGATATTTATTTTTATAATCTTCTGCATTAGGATCGCCTTGCCTTCTAGCTGATACATAATTTTTCCATGCTTTATCAGCTTCTTTTTTAGCTTCAGATCCATTAGCAAAGCCTAAATTAAATTTACTTCTAAAATGATTATCAATTTCTTGAACTGATTGAGTAGCAAACATAGCTTCTTTTGCAGCTTTAGATTTTCCTTCTTCTGTTTGAGCAAATTCTTTCTTTTTAGCCCTAGATTCTTCTCTTTTTTGTTTTGCTAATAGTTGCTTAGCTTGTTCAAAATGATATTTATATTTTTCATAATGATGCTTATATAAATCTGCATTATTTAAGCCTACATATTTATAAGATGCTTCTAAATGAGCTTCTTTAGCTTTTTGATGATCTTCTAAAGTATGAGCTTGTTCTGATAATTGATTAGCATGCTTGCTTAATCTTTCAGTAATTTGCTCTGGTGTCTCAATAGGAGTTTCAGCTATTGTTTTAGGTTCTTCTTTAGGTTTTTCAGGTTCTTTTGGTGGTTCTGTTGGGGTTTCTGTTGGCTTAGATACATCTTTAGACTTAGATTTGACATTGCCTAATTCTTTGCCATTAAGCTTTCCACCTGCACCGCCTACAACTTGACCTGCGCCATTAATTAATACATGCTGACCTTCACCTTCGCCACCATGTAAAGTAATCCAATGCTCTGAATCGTCATTTTTAATAAAAATATACTCATCTGATCGAATAAGGCTTGTGACAATAGGAATATACCTATCTGGTACTGAAATAAATGAGCCTGTCTTTTTATTTAAGAATCGCATAACTAGCTACGACTAGGACTTGGTACTTTTTCTTCTGGCATAGTTCCTTGAGGTGGCTCATATTCTGCAATTAAGTCTGGATCAAGGTTAAGCTGGCTTTTAAAGAAATCTTGCATTTCATTGACATTATCTTGCGCCCATTGAAGTGCAATCGCTCTATTTTGTGGATCGATTACTGGCAGCATAGTTCTTAATAATTCGGTAACACCTTTAAGCTTGATTTCTTCTACTTTAACCTTTTCTGATTCTGGTTCTTCAAGTAGTGATTCCCATTCGGCTTTAAATTCATCTTGCCATTTATAGAAGGCTTGCTCATAGGACATCTTGCCATAGACATCTGGGTATTTATTTTGGATAGCTTCAAAGAACTCTCTATTCCATGCTCGGTGCATTACAATCTTATCAAAGAATTTGAATAGACTTTCCATATCTGTTCTAATGCCTTCGACATATTGAACTATAGCTTTTGCATCTTCTGTGCCTTCGCCAAATCCTTGAGTAAAGGCTTCATCTTTTAATAGCATAGCTGGGACATCTGAAGCTGCGGCTACATTGGCAATAATATTATCTCTGGCTGTAGTCATAGCAGTATTAGTGTTATTCATATCTACAGCTTCAATAGATTCATCAATATCTATGGATAATACATTGCCAGTAGCGCCTTCTTGTAAATAGGTTCTTTTAATGCCAGCGGCAGTTTGCATTAACCTATTCACGATTGAGCCTGCTGGTTTTTGTTTAGCGATTAAGAGTCCAGCCTTGAAAGTCACCAAGTCATCGGTAATCATAGATTGGATAAAAGACTTCATTGGGTATAAAGCTCTTAAAAATACTGAGCGACCAGTGAAACCAAATGCGGATGCCTGGAAGCTTAAATAGATTGGTGTGCCATTAAATACTACACAAGCTCTTGAAGGATGATAAGGCTGACCTGCTGCTGTGGTATATGGTAATGGCTTTTGAAAGTCTGGTGCATTAGGATTCTGATTAGTAACAATCGATCCTGCTAAATTTAATGGGTCGAGTTGGTTGAAGTAAAGATTGAGGTCTTGTAGTTTCCATGGGTCGATAGGTTTATCTGTTGGCTCACCTTCAGCACCAAACACAATAGCACCAGCGCCATAGGCACGATTGATAAACATAGTATCCCTAATATGATTAGTTGCACCTAATTTCTCCCATTCTTTCTCAAATGCTTCGACCAGCATATCTTTTGGTTCTGCATCTACTGTAATTATTCTTTTTTTAGATAGAGCAAGTCTAATTGGTTTTTCAACTAGCTTACCGCCAAGTGGATGATATTCCCATAGTACTTTGCAAAGGTTATATCCTACATCTGTGCCTGGTTGAATCTCACCAGCTTGTAGAATTTGCATGAGTTGTGAACCGACTTCGGTACTATTGACTGTTATATCTGACATAACTATCCTTTAAATATATTGCCAATGATAACCATAGGCAGACTTTAATCTTTTGTTTAAGGCATTTCCAATAGCGCTTATATGAGCTTTAGGTTTGCCATTTTTTTTTAGCCACTTGGCAGAATCGTGCAATGCTTCAAATTTTAATCCAGTTTCGATGCAAATAAAAGGTTTATTCTTATGAGTTCTTAAATACTTCACAAGTTTAGCTTTGGCTGAATCTGTTAATTTATTCCCAATATGGGACTTTTTAAGATTATTGATATGCTCATCACTAAATTTTAAACCGCTTAATCCTTCACCACCATTGGTAAGATTAGCTAATTTATGTCCTAAATTTTTATAATATGCGATTAATTGTATTTCATGGTTTAGAGCATCTTGCTCATATTCCCATCTTGAAACAATTTCTACATCAAATTCATGCTTTTGAGCTATATGCTTCCAATATTTATTTCTACCGCTTAATTTCCATGCTCTATTACTTGTACCTTTGCCAATATAAAATGGCTCTTTAGTATCTGATTTGTAATGAATATAAGTATAGAATTTCATATTAATATTATATCAATAACCATACTTATCACCTACGCCTATCGCAATTCCATAGGTAAAACAATCAAGTAAATCATCGGCTCTTTTATAGGCTTCTTTATCTCCAATGCGGAAGCTTGTGACCTGACTAATCAAATGATTTCTTGAAGCATTTTTGAAAGTCATAGTCTTATCAAAGGCATATTGGCTAATTTTAATCTTCTCTTGATGGAAGTGACCAGAGACTGAAATAGCTCTCTCATCTTTACCCACTGAAGTAAGTCCAGAGTCTATCGCATGGGTATTCCATCCTCTAGTTCTACCTTGCTGGATAAGAATAGATCCTGCTGCTGCATCTTCGATAAAAGTACCGACTGATCCATGTCTTGCCTGTGTGACTTTGGCAAATTCTTCTAATCTTTCAAAGACTGAAGGCATCCATGATTCTAATAATGCGCCATCTATCTGGATTATATCCCAGTCCAAAATAATAATAGGTTGCCCATAGAGTTTATTTAATGCAAAGTAAATAATAGCTGTACCATCATTTTCTTTACCGCCTTTTACTGCGGTATCGATCACTGCATATACTGCATCGCATTTAACTGGATAATCGACTGGCTTTCCATCAACTAGCATTTTGTCCAGGCTAAAAAATGCTTCCCCTGACCAATCTACAAATTCTGCTAAATACTCTTGTCTGAATACTAAGGGATGATTTTCCTTCTCAAGCTTTAATAGTTCTTCCTGTGGCAAAAATGGGTTTGTGTGTGTGGGTGCGTGGTAACTTGTAAATCCATGCTCAGGATCATTGCATACTTGCCAAAAGAAATTCTCACTATCTACACCATTAGGAGTTGAGGCTGTAATACAACTTCCTTGATAATCAAGTAATGCTGGTTTGATAGCGGTCTGCCATACTTTAAGCATATTGGGTTTTGTAAAGGCGGCTTCATCGATAAAAGCTTTATGATACTTTCTGGATCGACCAGCTCTTTCATTTTCAAGAGTCCAAAAGTCTATTCTGCCACCAGTATAGGTCTGAATAATCCCATCTATCTTGGATGATGATTTAATCATGGGGGCTAAATAGTCGGTAATCTCTCTAAAGGCTTCGGATTGAATCTTATAGTCTGGTGCAAACCATCCTATCTTTTCACCTAAGGCAGCGGCAGCGCAAGCTATATTTTGCATCATAGCTGTTTTACCCCATCGCCTTCCACACCTTACCGCAAAGAATCGAGTAGAAGCATCGAATGCGTCTTGCTGTCCTTTGTGAAATGGCGGTAAATTAATCGGCTCTTTGATTAGTTTTGGTTGGGATGCCATTCACTGTCCAGTTATTTTCTTCTTTAACTTCATCGGCTCTATCGCCATATTTTTTAGGAGCTAACTTAGAAATAATCCATTTTCTGGTATCAATTCTTAATCTTGATCTATTGACTACTTCCCAGTTAGTTCTGATATTGCCATTCTTATCTTCTATTGCATCATTGAAGGTATCATCGGCAATATCTAATAGTTCTTCAAATAGGTAATCTGCTTGGAGTTCTCGGGCGAGTGCGTATCTGTCCCTGAAATAAGTATGATTTAATAGCCACCTCATCGCTGTGGATCTGCCTGGCATATCTTCTCGCTTGCAAATCTTGACTAAGCTATTCCCTTCAGCAATCAATTCACAGATTTCATCTGCTTTCTTGTCTGAATAGTCGGTTGGTCTGCCTTTATCGGCTTTTGTAGTGATAGTATCTGTCATAGTTATAATGTCAGGATACTACCAGATTGCTCTGATATGAGCCGCAAGGACAGTTGCGTGTACCCTGACAGCTCGAATATTAACACAATATATTAAAAATCAAGCTAATTTAGATAGTATGATAGCCAATAGATCTTCTTCCGTTGTGTTATAAGTCTGCTCGAATCGCTTTCTTCCTAATCCATGAATGCCAGTTTGACCTCTATGGTGTTCTGGGCATAATGGAATAGCTGGGGCTTGATCTCTTTTCATGCCAAATCTTCTAATATGATGGATTTCGGCTGGAGTTCCTATATATCCAAGTGTATAGCATAATATACAGCCAAAAGATGCTAACTTATTGTATTGTTTTTTTTCTTCTTTTGTCATTTACTGGTATTACAAATCCATATACCCATACTTTTTGTCCTTTATAGTAACTTTTTTCTCTTGAATGATTAAATACTAGCCAAAAAGCTAAGAATGATAGTTTTAAGTCTGCATAGAGTTTTCTAACTGGATTCATCATTTGTCCTTTTTAAATTGTTTATATAAATCTTGCGCCTTTTCTGAAATATATTGTGGTATTTCCTTTTATTCTTATCTGAGCTTCTAACTGGATACCATCTTCGCATTAATAATTGACCGAATGCGCCATTCTTACACCTATAATTTATCATTCATCATCTCATAGATAGTATCGACTGATTCTTTAACTAACCATGATTGTTGAGTGACTGCATATATATTAGTTGCGGTGATCTTGACACTATCGCTTATATCTTGAGTATATTCAAAAATAGTCAATATATGCTTTGGGTTTATAAGGATTGGGTTTCCATCGTGTTCAGGTGAAGCATTAGTGAGTTTAAGCATTTTCTGTCCTTAGAGTTAAAATTAGTGTAATTGGTTAGGGAATTTAGCCATATTGATAGTTTCTAGGATGGTTTTGAAGTCATCCACTGATCCGAATGAAGCATTAAAGTGAAATAGTCTTGCGGTCATTATGGCTGTGAGTGATGCTGGGCTAATTTTATAGTCCACAGCTTGTTCTGCCATAAAATGATCTATGACATAGGATAAATCTTCTATTTGTTTATCGGTTAATTCCATTCTGACCATTTTACTCCCCTTTCACTACCAAATGCTTCAATTAAAGTTTGTAAATCTATCATTTCTTGTATTGACATTTTGCTTGTAGATGTACCTAGCATAACAAATCCATTTCCTTCAATATTTGGTACAACATCTTGTTTTCTAAGCGATGCTGTAAAAATATTCTTCCAATCATCTGGTTGAAGGAATCTTCCATACCATTCGACTTGTTTACTTATATCGGTTAATAATGCCCAGAGTCTTGAATTTTGTTCTAATGATCTGGTTGCTGGTTTAATTTCGACTACTGATCCCTTATCTGCAAGATTAATAGCTTGTTGTGCGCTTCTTCTAGCATTGTCATGTATTAATATGAATAGTTGTTTCATATTAGTCTATGCAATCTTTCATCCTGAAGGTTTTTGTATTCAGGGTTTAATTCGCATCCAAGATACTGTCTATTATTATCTAAAGCTACTTGTGCTGTAGTTCCTGAACCCATGAACGGATCTAAAACTATTCCAGCTTTAGTTTCTTGAGTATTACATTTGCATTGCTTTACTAAACCTTTGTCCAAATAATTATTTGCGCATTTTAATCCGCTCTTATAAAAAATTTCAGTCATTGCTTGATCGTATTGGTCATCAAATTTCATTAATGCTTTTAATTTTAACCAATCATTTTTGTCTGGATAGCTTCCGTTTTTTTCAAACCAATGATGCGGGGCTTGCGTATCAAAGTAATCTTCAATTTGTTGAATAGTTAATTCAGCTTTTAATCTTGCTTTTTGCAAATACATTCTTAATTCATCATGGCTTGGTAAATTTCTGTATTCCACAACTTGATTTCTAAATTCTGCATCTAGCACAGCATATGGTTTACATTCCTTATCAGTTTCAATAATGTTCTTACGAATTTCTTCAACTTCTTTTAAAGTAAAATTTTTTTCTACAATCTTTTCTCTTTTGTATGGCGTTTCACATTCAATACATATTTTTTCAGGCGATCCAGCTTTAATACATGGTTCTATTAAATTTCTTGGAAAAGTAGCAAAGTGTGCGCCTTTATATGGTTTAGTTGTTACAGTCCATACACTTCTTTTGTTTTTAAATTCATTTATTGTTACAAAAGATTGTTGCCCATTAGCTGAAGCTTCTCCTTCAGTTCTTTTTCCTTCATATCTAATATTACCTTTGTCTGACCTATTATCTTTGTTGTAATAAATAGATGGTTCTTTTATAGATTCATTATCATAATAATATTTATCAGATTTAGATAACAAAAATATATATTCATGGGCTTTGGTGCATCTATCTGTAACTGATTCAGGCATTGGATTTGGTTTATGCCAAATAATATCCTGTCTTAAATACCATCCATCCGCTCTTAAAGCAAAAGCTAACATCCAAGGAATACCAATTAAATCTTTATTTTTTAATCCTTGTGATTTAAGCATTTTAGAATCTCTTACTCTTGACTTACCAATTTCCATTACAGGAGCATTTTCTTTAGGTGTTCCTTTAGCAAAACTTTGTGGTGTGCTTTTACAATCTTTATGGCTTGAATAACTATCACCAATATTTATCCAAAGAGTTCCATCGTCTGCAAGTATGTCTTTAACACATCTAAATACTTCTACCATTGCATCAATATAAGCTTGTGGAGTTTCTTCTAAACCTATTTGACCATCATGTCCATAATCTCTTAATCCATAATAAGGTGGTGAAGTAACACACATCTGAACTTTCACACCTTTATCTTTCCACTTTCGCATTGTATCTCTACAATCGCCAAATTCTATTTTATTCATAACCATTGTCCTTTTTGCCCAGTGTTACCCAGTTTATATTGCTCTTTAATATCTTTTTTTAATTGTTCAGCTCTTGATTGAACTTTTGGTTTAGATAGAAACTCTAATACCCTATCCCAATTGCCATCTTCAATGCGCCATCGAATTATGGTACGAACTTCTGATCTGTGTAATTCAATAAGGTGCTGGCTCAAACTTGTCCAAGTCAATTTTAGGTTCTTCTATCTTTTTATAAGTCCATCCTGGTCTGTGGACAATTAAAGCTTTAGCTTCTTGTTTAAAGGTAACCTTTCGCATTGCATAACCTTCCTCATCAAATACTAGATACATTTAATCTTTCCTTATGGTAGGTATAGCTCCATATTTGTTTGCGACCATACTTTAGTGGATTGTTTACAATCTCTCTGGTTAAGTATCTTTGTTTCATTAAATAACAAACAGCCATAGATATTTGTGGAGCTTCTAATTGAGTGGCTACACGAATATCAGTAATAGTTAATGGTTTGTTAGAGGATAAAAATGCAGCTCTCACTTTGGATGCTGCATTAATTTTTGGTTTGTCCATCGGTTGTCCTTAAAATAAAATTATATCACTCGTCAGCTTTGAGCTGTACATCACCTGTAGATTTATTTAATTCATACTCTGCTAATTCTTTTATCTTAGCATATTGTTCATCTGTTAATTGACCATCATCAAGTTCATACTCGGGTAAAACTTCTTTCCCTACGGGTTTCATTTGGTCCCATTCTTTATCTATAGGTAATTCTTTTTTGTTTTTCTTACCAAATATCAAATCAAAGCGCTCATCAAATACATCTTGAGGTACACTCAATGGTCTTGGTTTAGATCCTTTTCCTGCTTCATTTGCCAATTGGTGTTCTCCTTACAATCTCTCTAGCTATTTTTGCTTTTTCTTTGCCAGGTTCTAATTTATCTAATTTTGCATGTAAATCTTTTATGCTCATTGCTTTAAGTCTAGGCTTACCATTTTTAGTAAGCATAGGATTAGCTTTTCTTTTGCCTGGATGTACTCTAGGTGCTTGTGCCATAATTAATACCAGCAATAATTGTTAGTGGTGTAAACACCATTAATGATTTGATTTCTAATCTCGCATCGCATACCAGCAGGTACAGGTACTCCCATAGGATATACATATACTTGATTAGATGGATATACAGGTGGAGCTGCATAAATTGGTGGTGGTGCATAATAATGCGGTTGTGCTAATCCATAACCAATAACTCCGCCAATAATAGCTGGTGCAATCCATCCGCCACCGCCATGATGATAGCCACCATATCCGCCACGATAGCCTTCATGCGCCATAGCTATTGATGATAATGGTGCGATTAATAGTGCGATTAATAGTTTTTTCATTTTATTTCTCCAAAATTATAAGATACTCAGATCCAGTTTCATCTTCAAGCTCATCTAGGAAATTATCCAAAGCTTTAGATTTGTAATCTATTTCTTCAATAGTGCCATCGCTCCACTCTACAGTGATCCAATAGCCTACAATTTGTCTTGGTTTAGGCTTAGCCATCATTACTCCTTGATAATTTCAATCATGCGATTGGTGTGAGCTGCATTACTGGCTAAAAAATCTACAAGGGTATTAAGCTTAAATTCAAGGTCTGATACTTTATTGACCATATTATTATGAGCTTTAGTAAGCTTTTCAATAGATAGCCTAGTTTCTTGTTGTACGATTTCCATGATTATCCTTTAAAGTAATTAATAAGAATTGGGAATAAAAAGTATAACCAAAGTGCGAAGTAAGCATACAAAGCGATAACATACACTATAATTTTTTTATTTTGATTAGTCATTTTGTCTGTCCTTTTGCATTAAATCAAATACAATTGCTTTAGCGCAATTAATATATTGTCTTGCTTGGTTGGCTTGCTTAGGAGCTACCCATCCTTCATTGCATTCATTAAGATCCGCACCAATAAGCTCTTGTGCATCGCTTAACATACCCATTGCAAACATCAACTCTTGACCTGGGAAAGCTTGTTGTTTAACCATAAGCTGTAATTGAGCTTTTGGCATTCCATAAGCCTGCATTTCCCAAGCTAACTTTTCTTGTGCTTCCATGATTTCTCTCCTTATTGATGATTAATACCGCAATAACTATTATACAGAACTATGATAAAAATACTATTATTTTTTTAATTATTTTAAGTGGTTTGGCATGGATATTGCTAGTGTAAAGTATGCTTTACATTTAATAAAAAATAAAAATGATTTTTTATATATAAAATCAATGACTTAAATAAAAAAAGTGCATGAAATTTTTATAAAATAAACTTAATTTCTTTGTAAAAATGGTTTTCACTCAAAATACAGGCAAATCCCTTTTGAATGAAACACTTATAGGAATTAAATCAAAAAAAGTGATATATAGACAAATAATAAAAAAAAGAGAGCAATTAAGCCCTCTTTTAAAAAGTTATATTTTTGTATAACTTATTTGTTCATTACATACATTGTTACTTCAAAGCCAAATCGCATTTCTGTTGCAGCTGGTGTTGTCCACATATTATTCTCCTTAGTAGATCAATTGTTCTAAATATTAGTACATTTGTGTGTAACATATTACACATTTTGCTACACAAACAGATTTGTATGTAATAAATTCAATACAAAGTAGTTTGTATATAAAATATTGCTCTTTTTGCTATACAAAGTAATCATTAAAACCATGAATTATGGTTAAATATGCCTATGTCTAAGTCCATTACAGTTGAAGATGTAGCTACTATTTACAGTATGCTAAGGAAAATGAAGCCATTTAAAGATTGGAAGCTTCCTACTGCCAGTCAAATAACCTTCATAGTAGATCCAGAACTAAAATTTATGGGTACTATGAATATGAAACCCTATATTTTAACTATAGGCACTAAACACCAAGAGCATTTTGTGACTTTTGTGACCACTATTGCCCATGAAATGGTACACCTGCATTTATATCTTGAAGGTGTACCCTCATATAATCAGCATAGAAAAGCTTTTAGGACTAAAGCTGCCGAGATTGCTGAACTCTTTGGCTTTGATAGTAAAACCCTTTAAAAAGGTATATCGCTATCCATATCATCAAAACTAGCAGCAGGTCTTAATTCTTGTGGTTGAGATGGCTTAGTTTCAGATTTACCGCCAAGCATAGTCATAGTTGAAGCCACGACTTTGGTAGAGTATTTCTCAATACCATTCTTGTCATTATATTTCTCGGTCTTGAGCTTACCTTCTACATAAACTGATCCGCCTTTAGTTAAATACTTACTAGCTATCTCAGCAAGCTTGCCAAAGAATACAATATTGACATATTCAACTAATTCTTTAGCTTCACCATTTTTATCTTTGTACTTTTCATTACAAGCAATAGATATATTGCATACTGGTGATCCATCTGGGAAAGCTCTAGTTTCAGGATCTCGAACTAGATTACCTATTAAAATTACCTTATTGACCGATGCCATTATAGTAAACTCCATCTACTGTTATTCATAATTTTAGATACTGCGCCTTGTGTAATGCCAAACTGTTGCGCTATTTCTACTTGTCGCATTTTTTTCTTTAAAGCTCTTATTTCAAATCTTTGTTTATCTGTTAATTTAGATAAAGGGTGAGCCTGTCCTTTTTTGCCGAACATATTATTCTCCTAATTTAATGATTAATTCTTCTACTTCTTTTAAAAATTGTTTTACTTCTAATTCCATTGCTTCGATCATTGGGTTATCTCGCTCAACTCTCTTAATAAATAATCTATTTTTCTCTGGAAGTCTTGGATCATACGAGCAAAAATCCCACCATTTACGACCAGTAACCCATAAATTCATTTGAATTTGTTTGTAATAATCGCTTGGTATTTCTTGAGTAAATAGATAATCAAGATGAGTTGTTGTGTTGGGGCATTTATATTCACATCCGCCATCTTCACCTATAAGACCATCTGGGCTACATCCTACCCATTGAATCTCTGGGTGTTTCCAAAAGCCTGTCTGATCTACAAAAGTGCCTGTGGCTGCTTCATAAGCCATACGAGCTTCTCCTTCGGTTTGCACGCCCCATGCCATTGCATCATTGCTATAAGATTCTACTGGCTGACCTGTAAGTCTTTCTGCAACTAATCGAGTTTTATATTTCTTTCGACCAATAGCTTCGCCAGATTTACCCTTTGACATCACACTATCAATATTGCTGGCACTAACAAAGCCCAGTCTAGCAGTGATCCATTCTGGGCTTCCCTGAATTAAATCTATACAATCATTAGCTATCATTATTTACTTTCCAATTGTTTTCTTCTGATTGATAAAGCATCTCTAATGGTAGTAAGAGTTTCTTTTGGATACTTTTCAGAAGCATTTTTAAAGATTGCCATAAGAGCATCTACTGATTCTGCTTGATTGATATAGTCGATAACTGCATCTAACTCGTCATCGGATGGTGGAACTTCTTGAGGTACATCTTCACCAGCATAGATATAAAGACCAAGACCATGAAGCGCAATTGCTTTAGCTAAGCATCTTTGCATAGCAGTATTTACAGCCATAGCATCTGGATTTGGTATTGCTTTATTTTTGTAATCTAATACTGGGAGTTGTGCAGTCATGGTTTTACCAAAAGCTGTAACTGAGCAAAATACCATTAAGGTATCGCCAAATTGTTTAGGCTCTTGATATTCCCAAGTCGCTGCTGGGTCATTGGTTAATAGCTGATCGACTGCCCATGCCCAAGATAAATAGGTAAGATTACCTTTTTTCTCGGTATGCTTATTGACATTGATTGCTTTTAAATCTACAAATGATTTCATATTTCTGTCCTTTATGATGATTAAAAAAAAATTACTACAGGTAATACTATACTACTCGTCTGACGGATCTCCTAATCCTTGATTAAATTCCCAGGCTGCTCTTTCTTGAGCATGATTCCACCAGTAATTTCTGATCGCTCTACTGATTAAATAACCAAGCTCCGAATAATCCTGATTTTGCATATATTCTTGAAGCTGTGATTTATGCTGTTTTAAAACAACAGGCATGGCTTCTTCGATATTTTTGGAATTATTTGGGGAATACTCGGCTACCATCAATTGATTGATGCGGTCATTAAGATTGATTTGAGCTACTTCTGTCATTTCTAATCCTTTCCTGTCCGATGATTAAGTTTGTACTACAAGCGAATGATATATTATAATAAAAATATATGTCAAGCATTATTTTAACTCTACCTTTACCGCCCACCATAAACAATGGCTATTGGAAATTTCATGGTCATAGGCGCTTTTTAACAACTGAAGCTAAGAATTTTAAAGCTGAAGTCGATTTTGCAGTTAGACAAGCAAATATCATGCCATTAGGTAAATCAAGGATTTCTTTGACTGTAACTTTGTATTTTAAAGATAAGCGAGTCAATGATCTATCCAATAGGATCAAGGCTCTTGAAGATGCTTTAGTGCAATCTGGTTTATTTGATGATGATGGTCAAATAGATGAATTGTATTTAAGAAGAGGTGAAATCTTAAAAGGCGGTAAATGCGAGATTGAAATAAATATCTTGTAATTTTAAAATAAGTAATATATATTGCTCGTCATGGCTGTAGCAAGCCTTATAACTAGGATAAATTATGACTTTTTCAATTAGCACATCATTAAAGTACCCTGTCGGCTTCATGCCTACCCTAGTGGGAATTGCTACCTTTTTTGGTGTGCTACTCAAAAAGGTTATGGTATGAAAAGACCCTCATTTCAATTTTATCCTTCGGACTGGTTAAGGGATACAGCTTTAAGAACTTGCTCAACTGGTGCTAGAGGATTATGGATGGACATGATCTGTTACATGCACGAAGGTACTCCTTATGGTTACCTTAAGGTTGGTAATAAGGTTATCCTTCCTTCAAACCTTGCTCGAATGGTAGGTGAATCTTTGGATATAGTAGAAGGTTGGCTTGCTGAATTAAAAGAAGCAGGTGTTTATGATATTGATGAGGATGGATCTATATGCTCTAGGCGCATGATAAGGGATGAAAGCCTTAGAAATATGCGAGCTGAGTTTGGTAAATTAGGTGGGAATCCTAATCTTAAGGATAAGGGTAAGGTTGAAAATAAGGTTAAGCAAAATCTAACCCCTTCATCTTCATCTTCATCTTCATCTACTAAAGATATATATACTCCACCTGAAGGTGTCGATCCCTCTGTATGGAATGATTATTTAAAATTAAGAAGGGCAAAGAAGCTTCCAATGACAGCTACAGCTCTTAAAGGCATTCAAAGAGAAGCTGATAAAGCTAAAAAGACTTTGAATGAAACTATCATAATTTGTGTAGAAAACAGCTGGGCAGGATTTAAAGCTGAGTGGTTAGAGAAAGAAAAAGAAAAAAAGCAAGACAAGACTTGGATGTTCAGCGATAAGGGTATTGAGAATAAAGCTAAAGAATTAGGATTGAAGCCAAATCCCCATGACACTTATCATTCTTTAAAAGAGCGGTGTATTAAAAAAATGGCAGAGGATCTTATAAGATGAATGGAAACAATACTTATGCTGAAAGACAAACTGTAATTAATAAAGGAGAGATTTTATTTGAAAACTACTGTAAAGAAAAAGGTTTTAAAATTACCAGAGTTGGTTTCGATGAAAAATACAAGTCTGTGGATAATTTTTATCGCATTAACCCTTTGCTTAGAAATTTGCCTGATTATCTTGTAGTCACCGAAAGCATGACTTTTGTAGTTATGGTGAAGGGTAGCTTCAATATAAAAGAAAAAGAAGTCAAAATGATTCCATTGTTTATGGAGTGGTTTAGCAGTAAAAATGCACCATTGGTATATGCTTTTTGTTTGGAAAATCAGCCACCAAAATTGATATATCCAGAAAAGGTTATTGATATGTATGAAAAATCAAAGCTTGACCTTGTATGGAATGATGGGGTAAGGTATCGGAATATCTTAAAGAGTTAGACGCAAGGATGGTTTAATTTATATAGGAGAAATACTTATGGATATGATGGAAGCTCAAGTATCTTTAAATTGTATGGCAGTAGCGATGTATGCAGAAGGATCTACAATACAAGAGAAACAAGCGGTGGGATATACAATTATGAACCGCTTGCGGTCTGGTAAATTTGGAAAAGATGTCTGCGAAGTTGTTTATTCAAATAAGAATGGCAGATTTCAATTTGAAGGCATCAAAGATATAACCACAGGTAAACACCAATTCCCCACCACCAAAATTATTTTAGAACACGAACTGATAGCATGGGATGTCATGTTCAAGAATGTCCCTAATCCCATAAGTGAGACAGCTTTATTTTTCCATGATGACAGTATTAAAAATCCATGGAGTTTAAAAAAGATCACAAAAATAGGTGCATTAACCTTCTACTAGAGTATAGTAGCATTTTTAAAAAGGACAGTTATGCCTACACCATTATTAACAGATGATGAATTTATAAAACTTTGGAATCAACACAAGTCAGTAACTAAAATGTCTTTAGCTACTGGCTTGAAAGTAAGAGGCATTAATCAAAGACGCAGAGCTATTGAAGCTAGGTATGCAGTACAGTTAAATTGTAATCCTGATAAGCCATTTATTGAAAGGCATTCAGCAAGAATCAATGTCCCTATAGAAGATGGTATAGCTATTGTTTTCTCAGATGCTCATTTTTGGGATACAGTTCCTACAACTGCATATAAAGCTCTTATTAAATTTATCAAAGAGCTTAAACCTAAACTCATTGTTTGTAATGGTGATGCTTTTGATGGTGCTGGTATATCAAGATTTGGCAGATTAGGTTTCTTAGAGCAAAAGCCTTCTGTTATTGATGAGCTTAATGCTTGTAAAGCCATGCTTGGCGGTATTGAAGATGCAGCTAAAACAGTTAAACCTAGTCCATTTCTTACCTGGACTTTAGGAAACCATGATGCTCGCTTTGAAACCCACCTTGCTAATAAAGTACCAGAATTTGAGTTTGTAAAAGGATTTCATTTAAAAGACCATTTTCCTGCATGGAAACCTTGTTGGGCAACTTGGGTAAATGGTGATGTTTGTATCAAGCATAGATGGAAGGGTGGAATTAATGCAGTTAGAGCTAATTCTCTTAATTCTGGTGTCACTATGGTTACTGGTCATCTTCATAGTCTTAAAGTTACTCCTTTAACTGACTATAATGGCACTCGCTATGGTGTTGATACTGGCTGCCTAGCTGAAATAGGTGGCGATCAATTCATTAATTACACTGAAGATGCACCTGTGGATTGGAGATCAGGATTCGCAGTCTTAACCTTCTACAAAGGAATGCTTTTACCACCAGAGCTTGTGCAAGTCTTAGAAGATGGAGTCGTCACTTTTAGAGGAGTTGTATATGAAGTTTAATGAGCAAAAAGCAATTCTATGGATTACTATTTTTTTAGTTATTTACTATGCTTACTTTGCATGGGAGATTTATAGATGTCTAAACTAATTCAAGAAAGAGAAAAGACTCATGGTGACTTTATGCTAAAGGCTACTTTTATCCAGGAGTTTATGGAAAATATCACAGGTCTTTTTGCATGGGAAGATTTAGAACCAGATCAAAAAGAATCAATCCACATGATAATGGTTAAGTTAAGCAGAATTTTATATGGCAATCCTAATCATAAAGATCACTGGGATGATATTGCTGGTTATGCTCAATTAGTAGCTGAAAGACTTGAAAGAGAAAAGATTGATATTAAAAGAGTAGTTGAATCTCAAAATGGACTTTAATTTAGAAGTAGGATTTTTTATTGCTTGTTTTTGCGTAATAGCATTATTTGCTATGGTCTTATGGGCTGTTTTAACAGTTGAATATAGATTGTGGCTTAAGAGAGTATCAAAAAATAAAAAAAAGTGATTCTAGGGCTGTTTCTGTGCGAAATAGACTATATTTTGCCAGCTATATGCTTAACTCTTTGCTCAAAATCATAATCATCCCTGCAATCCACAGTACAAAATCTTTCTTTTGCCTTGACTTCTTCATTGCAATATAAACAATGACCAGTCGCTTCTAATGGTTTTTTATCCTGAATAGATTTTATAGCAGTATTTCTTTGCAAAATCTCTAAATCGGATGCGTCATCAAATATATCACTCATAAGCTCTAGTACCTTGTTTATCTATAATAAGCTTTTGCATTCTAGGTTTATTGCCTGGTATTGCGAATCCAATATGACACCAGCTTTGATATTCCCAGATTAATTGGTCATATTGAATATCTGATTTAATAATGGCTTCGATAATATCTCTGGGAGTTCCAAAGCTAGGGCAAATTATATCAGCCGCCAAGCCCTTACAGTGATAGCTAGTGTCTTTAGATCCTAATAGAGTATTAACCGCTAGGCATCGATAGGCACTATTGATATGGATAGGGTGACCAAGTAAGTCTCTAATGGGTTCGAGTTGATTAGCCAAATATTGTAGGTTGCCTAAGATCACAGGATCTTGAGTGGTGTTGTCGATATTATTTCTTAAAGCTGTTTCAGAAAAAAATAATTCTTCTAAAGTAAAGTGAGTAGTTAAATTCATTCTGGGGTGTCTATTGGCGGTGGCTCAGTATCTTTTTTAGCCCATATTGAAGCACTGTGAGCGCCAGCAATTACTGAAATAGATTCGGCAAAGTCTTTAATAATAAAAATATGGGAGTTAAAAGCATTCCATACTGCTCCGCCTATTACTACTAAAGTAGCAATTAGCCATGACCAGCGAGCTATATCATGGGTTTGATTATCCTTACCAGTGACTAAATGGGTAAAGATTTTATTTATTTGATTTTGGTCTGTTCCTTGATCCATGATTGTAATTCTATAAGTTGCTCTGATACTACTTGATAGGCGGTATAGTTATCGACTATAACACCTTCTGCGGTAGATAGTTTAGCATCATTTGGTAGGGGCTGTAATTTTGGGGGGAGTAACATCAATTCGCCAGGTGGGGTTGGGAATCCTACCTTGACTTGAGTTGTTGTGCAACTCGATAAAAGACTTAGGCAACTTGCAATCGCCATCATCTTTAGTATTAATTTTTTGTCTAAGTTTAGCATTTGTCGATTTTATAGCATTTAATTGTTTAGTGTAAGTATTTTTAATATTTGTAGTTACAATCACTTGCTTGTCAGTCACTTCTTTAATCACTGCTTTATCATGAAAAATTACAGCTTGCGCCCCTTTTAAATATGCGCCAGATGCAAAGATAATGATAGTAATGATTCTTATAGGTAGTCTATAAAAATAGGGAACTTGTTGGATAGACTCTAGGATGACTTCTAAAAAGAACAAGGCTACCGCAAAGATCATAATACCTTTGGGTAACCAAGTTGGCATAAAGCCTAATAGACTATAGTAGTCTGAAGTAAGTACCTTAACCCACCATTTAATAGAGAGCCAAGTAAAGAGTGACATAATTACTTTGACTGTAGGTCTGAGTTTGTTGCTGGTGCTACTGTAGGTGCTGGTGTTTTGTCAGCTTCAACTGCTGCAATTTCATTGTTTACTAAAATATCTAATTTAGATACAACAGCATAAGCTTCATTTAAAAAGCCTTCTGCCCATACTACTAAAACTCTAAATGCAAATAGTAAAACTACAATCAAAAAATCTTTTAATTCATTTAATTTTTGTTTCATTTTATTTTCCTTTATTTGTCTTGTTTTGAATCTAATCTTTCAAATATTTTGTTAAGCATTTCTTTGATGTCGTGCATATCATCTCTGTAGTCATCTTTTCTTAAATATTTTTCTGATACATTTTCAGAGAGTTTGTTTAAATCTTCTTTTAGCTTATCAACTGAATAATACAATTGTTTGGCAAACCAGCCTAAAATAGAACAGGCGACACTAAGTATTAATAAAACAAAACTATGAATATCGCCTATTTCCATATTATTTCCTTATGCTGTTGGTGCTTCTACTGGTGTTGCTGCTTCTGCTTTAGCTGCTTCAATCGCTGCCACTTGATGACCAACTGCTTGTTGGTATGCTGTAGCTAGATTAGCAACTTCTGCAAAAGGCTTAGTGGCTAAATAACCCCATATAGAGTTAGCTAAATCTACACTAATAGTAACTTGATCCATTGTCCTTTTTCCTTCATTTTAGTCATAAAAAAAGGGTTATGACTTATCCCTGAAATTATTATATCAATATTTACATAAAGAATAAAAAGAAATTACTTGTATTGGTAACTACAGATGTAGCTGCATTATAGGTAAATACAATGATGCCTTGTGCTGAAGCGTAGCTACCATAACCTCCGCCACCGCCATAGAGACCACCTCCACCAGCTATATTTGAGCTTCCTGCACCGCAGCCACCACCTGCTCCAGCTGTTGCAGAGTTAGAAGTTTGAGTCCATATTGCAATGCCAGAACCTCCAGCCCCACCAATAGATCCACCACCGCCACCGCCACCACCTGTACCTGATGTTCCGTTTGCTCCAGTAGTTGTTGAACCAGCACCACCTCCAGTACCACCACCTCCATTACCGCCATTACCGCCAGTGCTACCAGAAGCATTTGTAGCATTATTTCCTGCCGCAGATGCTGATGCACCTCCACCGCCAGCCCCTCTACCACCTGTACCTGAAGCGCTTGATCCATTTCCTCCTACACCGCCTGGAGCAGCAGCACCGCCTGATCCACCAGCTCCACTAGAGTATGCTCCTCCATTACCACCAGAAAACTTAACATCACCTATAGAAGCGGATGCTTGCCCTCCTAAACCCCCAGTACTCGTAGCCGAAACTTGTCCACCTTTAGCTAAAATACCTTGTGTTGTCAATGTTGGAGCAGCATTACTTGATATATTAAACCATGTATCACCACCAGCACCTGATGTTGTACCAGCCCCTACTGAACAGTATGCTGTTGCGCCAGGAGTTAAACCAGAAACAGAAATTGATTTTGCATAAGCTCCGCCTCCTGCTCCACCATAACTAGCTGGATTGGGATTAGCTCCTCCAGCTCCAATACCTTCTACAGAGATAAGAGTTTGGAAGTCACTTGGTATTGTGTAAGTTGTGCCACTTGTAATAAATACAGTTTTTTTGGTGATATTAGTATATGCGTTGTAAGTAAATACAATAATGCCTTGAGCGCCTGATGCTGTTAAATTAGAAGATCCGCCACCACCACCACCATAAAGACCTCCAGCACCACCAGCAGCACCAAAGCCACCACCTCCACCGCCTCCACCACCTGAGCCTGCTGTGCCTCCTGCGGTTGCTGTCCAATATGATCCTGTAGCACCATTACCACCAGTGTAAGATCCGCCTCCAGCACCACCTGCACCACCACCACCAGTGCCTGCTGTACCATTACCACCATTACCTGATCCACCTACACCACCACCAGTTCCAGAACCACCATTACCACCATTAGCTCCGTTAGATCCTGTTGAAGTGCTACCCCCATTACCTGGAGAATTTAATGATGCTCCGCCACCACCACCACTACCACCAACAGCGCCATCATTTGATCCATTTCCTCCTGCTCCACCTGCACCAGCCGCACCACCTCCACCTGCTGTATAATTTGTTGATGTACCTCCAGAACCACCAGAATATTTAGTATTTCCTATAGAAGAACCTGAAGCTCCTCCAGCACCTCCATTTGTTGAACTAGCTGACTGTCCTGCTTTAGCAAGAACCCCAGTTGAAGCTAAAGTAGGCGCAGAATTAGAGGTATTAAACCAAGTGTCTCCATTTGCTGCACCTATAGATACATAAGTAGTTAATCCAGCATATAGTCCAGTAATATTTGTGGATTTGGCATAAGCACCACCACCACCTCCAGCAAAAGAACTATCACCATTACCACCACCGCCAATACCTTCAACTGATACTAAGCTTGCATAGTCTGAAGGAATTGTGTATGTCGTACCAGAAGTTATGAATACTGTTTTTTGGGTTGTATTAGGTAATAAAACAAAAGCAGAAGCAACTCCGTTTACAGATCCAGAACCTGTTTCAGTTGATGTCCTAGCAGTACTAACACCTGCTGTTGCTTGAATTTCATCTACTGCTACAAAACCGCAATAAGATCCTGTTTGTAAAGTATTAACAGCTCTTTGTGTTGTTCCTGATGGTGTAGACCATGTAGATGCTTTAGGGTTATTGCTCCAAAAGCTAACAATCCAAGCATTTGCTATTGGAGTGGTTACTGTATTTGTTGCTAATGAAGTTCCTGCGGCTGTGGCAGCAGTCGCTATTTTCCCTATACTTGCACCACGATAACAAAGTATTTGAGCAAAACAAGAACTATTACTATCTGATACAGTAGGTGCAGTTTCTGATGCTGTTGCTACTTTATAAAATATAGAACTAGATGTATTTGTACTATATTGTGTAGAAATTATTTGTGTATAGCCACTAACAGTAGGAGTTACAGTATTAGCACTGCCAGTAATAAGAATTAATAAATCGCCAGCTTGATAGCCAGAGGGTAATCCTGGTGTAGGATTGGCTACAGATTGAATCTGTGTACCAGCTGATATAAAGGATATTGCCATTATGCAGTTGCGCTAGTTGGTGCTACGAATATTGTTCCATTCCATGTATCGCCAATATTTGCATTATTGCCAGATGAATCTGGAGTTACAATAAGCTCGCAATTAGCTGGTGGAAGGTCTGTAGGCTCAGCTACAATTAAATTAATTACTAAACCATCTGAGATTTGGCATACAGCGCAAGTTGTCATATTTTGTCCTTAAGCTTGAGTTGTTACAGCAACTACATCCCATCTTGTGTTATTTGCATTATAAATACATCCTACATAAGTGGTTTTGTTAGCTACTGTTGTTGTGGGTAAAGTGACACCGATAATTGTATAAGTAGAGTTCCATGATAGTGTTTGAGCAGTACCATTATCAAGGAGTCTAAATATAAGTTTATTGCCATCTACAGGAGTGCCTGTAGGAGCATTAATAGTTAAAGCAGATGCTAAAGCTGTATAAGCATATTCATCATAGCCAGTTGATACAGAGACATCTGGAGTTAAAGAAGAAGCTGTTGTAGTAGCAGATACTCTTGGGTTAATTCTCTTATTGCTTAAAAGCTCTAAGCCTGTAGGAGTTGTATAATCAGTACCAGCAGTTGCAGCACTAATTGCAGTGCCATTGCCTTTTAATACACCAGTAATAGAAGTTGTTAAAGTAATCGCTGGAGTGCTAGTTGCTGTAGCTACAGTACCAGCAAAACCATTGGCAGTTACTACAGATACTGAGGTTACAGATCCGCCAGAAGATGTCGCTGTTAAAGTACCGCCAGTGAAAGTAAGACCAGAACCTACAGTGACATTACTAAAACCACCAGATCCATTACCATAAAGAATAGAAGTTCCAGAGGTTGCTGGAGCATAATCAGTTCCAGATACAGCAGCAGTAAATGCTGAAGTACCATTGCCCTTAATAAGACCAGTAAGAGTAGTTGCCCCTGTTCCGCCATTGGATACTACTAAAGTACCAGCTAGTGTAATAGCACCTGTAGTTGCAGTAGAAGGAGTTAAACCAGTAGTTCCACCACTAAAAGTAGTAGAAGCTGAAGCCTTAGAAGCTAGAACTTGAACAGTACCAGCATTATCCTTATAAAATAATTTACCATCGGTATAATTTAAAGCAAGTTCAGCACCTAAAGATGAGCTTGTTAAATTGGTAGCCGAAGGTGTATTACCAGTTGTGCCACTTGCATATAGTAAAATAGGGGTAAATCCACTAGCTGCCATAATTAAATTCCTTTAAAAAATAGATTATAAACCAAAATTAAAATGCCCCACCATTAATACCGCTTGTAATTGCATTATTTGTGTAATTATAGGTTAGAGAAGTATTAGTATTCACTGCTGAGTTTCCTGTAGCTGTAGAGCTAAAGTGTAAATAATTTGTAGCACCAGAACCTGCTGTTAAAGCTATATTAGCTGAATTTGTTGCATTGGTCGCATTAGTCACCGCAGTAGTGCCTATGACAGAGACTACTTGTGCGGCTGTGGCTGCTGTAAAGGCTGAAGTACCATTGCCATAAGCAAGACCGCTTAGAGTCGCTACTCCAGTACCACCTGAAGATGCACCCAAAGTACCAGCAAGAGTAACTGCACCACCTGTAGCTGTTGAAGGAGTTAATCCTGAAAGACTTGTTTGAAAGCTAGTTACTTCACCAGTACCATTGACTGCAATAGTGATACCACCAGCACTATTTGTAACTGATATACCAGTTCCAGCAGTAATAGTTGAAAGAGTATAACCAGTACCATTACCAATTAATAATTGTCCATTGGTAGGTGTTGAAGAAAGACCAGTTCCACCATAAAGAATACCTACAGCATTACCATTCCAAGTTCCATTTGTATAAGAACCAGCCCAAGATAAAGTATTTGTAGACCAGCTTACATTACTTGGTGCAACATTATGATAATCCCAAGAACCAGCCGCAGTTGAATTACTTAACAAAATAAGCTGAATAAATGAACCTGACTGTGTTGTGACAACTGTTGTTGAAGAATTATTTTGAACAACAATCGTTCCTGAACTTTGATTGTTATTGAATGTAAATACTGCACCACTAGGCAATGTTGTTGCATCAGGTAATTTAATAGTTTGACCACCTGAACCTGTAATTACCCAATTTTGAACAGATGAAGCTGTTAAAGTAATTAATGAGCCAGCCGCTTGACTTGTAAATCCTTCAAATAAACAATTAACTGAAATATTTGCATTAGCATCACGCAATACAACTGAATTTGCACCACTAGATGATGTGACACCAGTTCCACCATTGGCTACTGGTAATATTCCAGTAACACCAGTTGTTAATGGAAGTCCAGTTGCATTTGTTAAAGTGCCTGAAGATGGTGTACCTAAAGCACCACCATAAAGAACCATACCACCAGTAGTTGATGTTGCATTTGCTAAAGCAGTTGCTACACCAGTTCCAAAACCTGTAATAGAGGTAAGTGCTGGAGTTACAGTTGTATTACTTGCAGAAGTTATCTGACCTTCAGCATTGACTGTAAATGTACCAACTTGTGTTGCAGAACCATAACTTCCTGCTGTTACTGCTGTGGGTGCTAAAGCAATCGTTACAGCAGTACCACCATTATAAGAAGTGCCTGAAAGACTTGTTCCAATAGTTAAGGTTGCAAGATTAGAGCCTAAACTTATTCCTGAAATTGTTGAATTAGTTAATCCACTATTAGGAATGGTTGTATTAATTGCACTTGCAGGAATACTAATTGGTGTATTAGATGCACTTGTTAGCTGACCTTGAGCATTAACTGTATAAGTTGGTACTGAACTTGCAGAACCATAAGAGTTTGCAGTAACCCCAGTATTTGTAATGCTGAATTGACTACCAGTTAAAGTTAAACCTGTTCCTGCTGTGTAAGTTCCAGCACCACTAAATTGACTATAAGTGATAGCTGTAGTGCCAATAGTAATAGTAGAAGTATTGGTATTTGCCCAACCTGTATTAGCATTAACAGTACCTTTTTCAATAAAGGTAAATTCACCTTGAATTTCACTAGAAGTATTAGAATCGGTAGACCTTGTTAATACATAAGCCACACCAGTAGCACCAGCTACAGTACAAACATAAATTCCATTATTTGCACTTGTTACTTCATTTTTTACTAAAACTCTATCATTTAAAGCAACTAATTGACCATCAACAGTTAATGTCCCAGTTGCTACACCAGTTAAAGTTGCACCAACTCCACTTGCACCATTGTTATAAATATTGGTAGGAAGTGCTGTTGTTGTAGCTTCATTACACGAATCTTTAATAGAAAGATTGGAAACTGCGGCATCTACATAGGCTTTATTAGCAATATCAGTTGAAGCCACAGGAGTGGTAGTAATTGAGCCTGTAGTTAAAGTAACTGCATTAATGGTGGTATTAGTTACAGAAGTTAGCTGACCTTGTGCATTTACTGTTAATACTGGAACTATTAAAGAAGAACCATAAGTTCCTGATGTAACAGCAGTATTGGCAATAGCAATAGTTACAGCACTTCCACCATTGTAGGAAGTTCCTGAAAGACCTGTGCTAATTGTTAAAGCATCAAGATTAGAGCCTAAAGAAATACCTGAAATGGTTGAGTTGCTTAATGCTGAATTAGGAATATTTGTAAAAGTATTGGTAGAACCTGACATTGACTTATTAGTTAAAGTCTGAGTTCCTGACAAAGTTGCAACAACTGTTGTATCTATAGCAGTAGTAACAGCAGAAGAACCATTAAAAGATGTTCCAGTAAGACCTGTACCAAAAGTTAAGGTATTTGTTGTATTCGCAGTAATTGTGCCACTTGCACCTAAGGCAACATTAACACCATTGTAGGTAACTGAACTATTTGCTAATTGAGCATTCGTAATAGTTCCACTAAGAGCAGTAGTGGGAATGGTGGTAGAAGCAGTCATTGTGCCTGTACCATTTCCATAGACATAACCAGTTAGGGTAGTAGCGCCTGTACCACCATAAGCAGGAGTAATTGCAGTTCCATGCCATACACCAGTTCCTATAGTGCCTACAGTAGTAAGACTTGAATTAACTATAGATGAAGGTAAAGTCGTACCAGTTAAATTAGCAGCAGTTAAATTAGTAAGATTAGCGCCTGATACAGCACCAAATAAACCTGACCAAGTTCCTGTAGTCACTGTACCTGTAGTAATAAGACTTGTAGATCCAGCTAAAGGTGAAGCGCCTATAGTATTGTAGGAAATAGTATGAGCAATTGAACCATTAAAGGTTACTGGAGAAGCATCTCCTGTACCACTTGTATTAAAGGTTAATGAATTTGTAGTATTGGCAGTAACAGTAGTAGATCCGCCAAGACTTACAGAATTACCATTAATAGTGATTGAGCTATTTGCAAGCTGTGCATTAGTGATAGTTCCGCTTAAAGAAGTAGTTGGTATAGTAGTTGATGAAGTAACTGCACCACTTCCATTACCATATAAATAACCAGTATAAGAATCTAGGGTTAAATTGCCTGTAGCTTCAAGTGTAGTAAATTTACCTGAAGCAGGTGTGGTAGCTCCAATAGGAGTAGAATTTAAACTATCAAGGATTAAAGCTACGCCTGATATAGAACCGCCTGTAATAGATACAGCATTAGAGTTTTGAGTACTCATTGTACCTAAACCAGTAATAGCAGTATTAGGAATAGTAGTAGATGCGGTTATTGCACTTGTACCATTTCCATATAGATAACCTGTAAGGGTTGTAGCTCCAGTTCCGCCACTTGCAACACCTAGTGTGCCAGCAAGAACAATAGCGCCACCTGTAGCAGTTGAAGGAGTTAAACCTGATAGAGTAGTTCTAAATGAAAGAACCTCACTACTTCCATCAAGAGCAATAGTAATGCCACCTGAGGTATTGGTTACTGAAATACCTGTACCAGCAGTTAAAGTAGATAAGGTATAACCTGTAGAATTTCCGATTAATAATTGACCATTCGCAGGGGTTGAATTAAGTCCTGTACCACCAAAGCCAACTCCTAGAGTTCCAGATAAAGTCACTGCGCCTGAAGTGGTAGTAGAAGTAAGACCAGTAGATCCAGTGCTAAAAGATAGAAGTCCTGTATTGTTTATAGTCACTGCGCTTGAGCCATTATAGCTAGTGCCACTTAATCCTGTGCCTATAGTAAGAGCATAAGGATTAACTGCGGTGACTGTAGTAGATCCGCCTAATGAAACTGTATTTCCATTAATGGCAATTGAGCTATTAGTTAAAGCTGAATTAGGTATAAAGGTTAAAGTATTGGTATTGCCATTAATAGTTACACCAGTAAGACTTGTTAAAGTATCGCCTAGATTAACTGTGCTAGAACCTAATACAAAAGAGCTGTTGGCTAATTTAGAATTAGGTATAGTGCCATTGATTTGGCTTGCTGGAATATAGATACTTGTATTGCCAGCTTGAGTCAATTGACCTTGAGCATTGACTGTGTAAGTAGGTACTTGAGTTGCAGATCCATAAGAATTTGCAGTCACTCCAGTATTGGTAATAGAGAATTGTGTGCCTGTTAAAGTAAGACCTATGCCAGCAGTATAAGTACCATAGCCAGAGAATTGACTCCAAACAATAGGAGTGACATTGATAGTGCCTAATTCAGAGGTAATTGCTACCCAGCCAGTATTGGCATATAAAGTACCATTTTGTACAAAGGTAGTAGCACCTGGCACTTCATTCCATACTGCCATATCAGCAGATCTAGCCCAAGATCCAGATTGAGCAATATAAATACCATTGTAGGCAGCATTAGCTTGATTTTTAACTAGGACTCGATCATTAGCTACAACTTGGTATCCATCAAGGACAGGGAATCCTGTAAGACTTACAGCAGCGGTTGTGGCTACTTGACACTCATATTTAGCAGCAGAAGCACCAGCTACAGAATCGACATATTGTTTATTTACAATATCATGGGCGCTTGTAGGTAAAGTACTAATTTGACCTGTAGTGGTCGCCATATTATTAAATACAGGTGAGTAATAGGCATTGTTTAAAGCATAAATTTGAGCAAAAGCATTTCCTGTGCCAGCAGTCATTAGATTAACTACAAAGCTACCAACAGCCCAATTTCTAGGCACTGTGCCTTCTTGACCTCTTTGCACTGTAAAGACATCACCATTAACAGCAGTGACTAAAACAATCTCATTAACAAGATTGTTAAGTGTTGAAACTATAGTAAGCTTAAATGCTTGGTTGGTAGTAGGATTAGGAAAATTAGCGCCAGTACCACCAGCAACAGTGATAGTAGTAGCTGTGCTTAATGCTGGTAAGGCTAGAGTTGTCTGAGCCTGATTAGCAAATAGTAATAGCATCTTTAGAACCCACTAGGTTGAAAAGATGTACTAATGACATTCCAATTTGTTCCATCTGATTGCAACATACATGAAGTTCCTACAACAGCTTCTAAAATCACAGAAGTAAGTGTAGTAGATCCAGCAGGGACTATATTAGCTGTAGCGCTTAATACTTGATAGCCTTGTATATTTTTAATATAAAGTATATTGCCATTATATGAAGCAGGATTTAATAGTGTAATTGTGCAGTCTGAAGCAATATTAATTGATAAGGTAGTATCAGTAGAAAGTTGTGTATAAAAAGCTGTTGTTACTGACTTAACTGTAGGTATATTACTTTGTGTTTGAGCAAAGGCATTAGAAGCAGCAGCAGTTAGATAGTTAGATGCAAAGTCACCAGCAAGCCAAGACTGAGGTGTTGTGCCTTCTTGACCTCTTATAATGGTTAAAGTATCTGCTGATCTTGCAGTACAAAGACAAATCTCAGATAAAAGACCTGTGGCTGCATCATTAAAGGTTAAAGTAAATACTTGACCAGTTGATGGGCTAGGAAATTTAGCGCCTTGACCTGTAGCTAAAGTACAGGTAGTAGCACCAGCAGTAATAGGCGATGCTAATGTCGTCTGAGCATTGTTAGTAAAAAGATAGATTGACATAAAATCCCCTTATAGAATGCTATAGGTGTCGTTAGTTGCGCCAGTAAATTTAATAGTAGTTACAGGAAAATTAAGTACATAAGCTATCTGTGAAGTTTCACTATAAGTAGGTGTCACTGCTGGATAGAAAGTAGCTCCATTATCAAAGCTAAATTGAATAGTTCTTCCACCTGCCACTGAGTTTAATACTACAGTTGATGGGATTCTTTGATTGTTTAATGAAGTGGTTGCAGTTGTACCAGTAAGTGTACCTGTAATTGGACTGCCATAATTTGATGGGTTTTCCATAATTTTTTCCTTTATTGTTTAATTTCTTGTAGTATGATGCTGTAGTTTCCTACTGGTACATTAATATAAGCTGGTGTTTGTTGTGCTGTAACAGCAGTTCCACCATAAACTGTACAAGCGTCATTGTCTGCATCAGGATCGTCAATTGATCCAATAACCATATTATAAGTCACAGTAGAGGTAGTTGCAGGACTATCTAAATAAATACTTGTTAAATTTCCTAATGCTGGTGGTGCATCTTCTGCTCCATTACCTAAATAAGTAGTTGATATTAAAGTAGCTCCCCTATAAATATCCATAAATGCACCATTAGACTCACCTTTAAATGCTAATACAGGGCAATTCATTTGAACTAAAATTTTACTATTAGCATATTGAGGAACAATATTAAGGCTTAAGACATTGATACCTAAAGTATTATTAGTAGAGAATCCAGAAGTGCTACTTGCAGCTTGAGTTTGAATTACTGTTCCAGCAGGTAAAGTCAATTGATTAGTAAAAGGATTTAATAATATCCATTTACCAAATTGAGTGCTGTAAACAAACTCAGCGACATAACCAGAGCCAGGAATATCTCCAGGTGTTAAAGGTAAATTATTGCCTTTTACAATAGTAGTTGTTGCTGTTGCAGTAGATCCTAAAGTAAGAGTTAAATTAGGAGTTGCTGTACTATTAGCATAAAGAGTTCTTACATACACTTGCATACCATCTGTTAAAGAAGTTAATGGAGAAGGTATAGTTGTAGCAATAGTATTAGCGCCACCTGTAGCAACACCATAAAGCCAATATTGTTGTTGTAACTGAGTTGGGGTTACAACAGCGCCTTGACCTGTAGCTGGGTTTTGTAAGACATAAGCACTATATACAGGACTCCAAGATACAAGCATTGGATAACCAGAATTAGGAATATCACCTAAAACTAAAGGTTGATTATTAGCTTTTACTAAAGGATAAACTCCAGTAGTTGTAGTTCCCATAGTTAAATTAAGAGTAGTTGCTCCAGTATTTGCATTAGAAGCTTGTAGAGTAAAAGTAAAATTAGTAGGGATATAAGCTAAATTAGAAGGAATAGTTGCTGTTAAAGAATTGGCAGTTCCTCCTGCTACAGCAAAGTCATAAGTACCAATTTGGTATTGGTCAATCTGGATATTGTTATTTTGTGTACCTGCTGTATAAAGCATACCTGCTAAATCACCAGCAAGCCAAGACTGAGGTGTTGTGCCTTCCTGTCCTCGCAGAATAGTTACTACATCGCCTGATCTGGCTGTTACCAATACAATTTCATTTAAAAGACCAGTAGCAGCATCTACAAAAGTAAGCTTAAAGCCTTGACCAGTAGAAGGACTAGGAAATAAAGATCCTGTGCCTGGAGCTAAAGTAGCTGTGGTAGCCGAGCTAGTTAAAGAATTAGCTAGGGTTGTTTGTGCATTATTGGCAAATAAATAGATAGTCATAGCGGTCTCTTATGTCAAAGTTAGATTATAAGTGTATTGAAAGGGTAATTGTAAAACTCCTGCATTAATTGCAGCCTGTAATATAGGAAATAAATTTGTAGGTATATAAGTCTTAAAAATAGTAGGTTGATTCATAGGCAATTGATCTAGTTCAAAAGTATCAAATAAAGCACCACCTTTAGTGGTTAGAATGCCTTTTTTGACATTAATATTAACTACATCGGTTGCAGCAAAAGTAACACTAATTTGATAGGTATTATCAAGCTTAGGATCAGTTCCATTAACACCAGCTAAAAATCTAGCTATTCTATTTTTAAGCCATCTAATATTAAATTGGTATCCATCGCCTTTATAGAAGTTCCAAGTAATGCACCTTTTAAATATATCGTCAGTGACATTATAAAAAGCTGTAGGAGCTAATTTTTTTAAAGCATTATAGTTACCTTCATTTAAGTGAGTAGTATTATACTCACCTTTATTTTTGTAGTAGCCTTGTGGGATTACAGGTCTTTTTAAACCATAAATACCTAGAGCCACCCAGTCTAATAAATTACCTGAGATACTTGTGCTAGTATAAATAGGTAAATTAAGGTTATTGATTTGATCTAAATATTGTTGTGCAGTTGTATTGTAGGCATCAAAAAAGGCTTGCAAATACTGAGTGCTATCATGCCCTGTATATTGCGAATAAAGATAAGAAGGTAATATCTTGGTTTGCATTATTAGCCTTGAGTAATAGTTACTAAGCTTGTATTAGTTTGGAAATAAGATTCAGGATCACCATAAATCAATAAACTGCCTGCTGCTGGTGATACAGATACTCCATTAATTGCAATTGCAAATACTAATTTAGATATTAAGTCTTGAGGAATAATAGATTCAATTGCATTTTGGAAAGCATCTTCTAATGAATAAGTATTGATAGGCTGACCTACTACAATAGAATTAATATAATTAACAATAGCTGGCTGACCTAATGCAGCTACCGCAGTAGGTGAGATATAGTTAGTTGATATAGTATTCCAAGTAAGAGATACTGTTACAGCTTGTTGTGGTGGGTTTACAAAAGTAATATTGTAAGAATCTGGATAATCATTAATAGATACTGTGACATTTCTATAATTAGGAGTTATGACACCACCAGAGGTATAAGTACCAAAAGTAGAAGTATTCTTGCTTGTAGTTACAAGATTGTTAGCTATAGCAGTTACAGTATAAGTACCATTAAATGTAGAAGGAGTAGCTCCTGCCACTGTAATGACTTCACCCACTGTATATTGACCAAAATAAGATCCAGTATTAATGACTGCATTAGTTCCTGTAGTAATGCTAGATACAGTAATTGTAGAACCTACTAAATTAGATATATCAAAAAGACCTTGATAGATAGCATTGCCTACTTGGTATGGATCGCCACCACCGCAAATAACTTCCCATTGATTAGCGCCTGGATTTCTTACAGATACAAGTCTTGATTGAACTCCAGATACTTTATTTAATTGAGCTTTTAAAAAGGTAGGCATACCTTGAGCAGTTGCTAAACCAGCTTGAATGACTTGAGCTTGATAATCTGCTAAAGGTTGAGCAGTAGCACCTGGAAGTCCAGTAGTTAAGTTGGTAACTGTTAAGGTTACTGTGCTAGGTACAGAAGTAATGATTTGAGTTACAGTACCTACAGGAACAGCCCAAGATCCAGAAACTGTAGCTAAACAATATAATGCGCTACTTTGACCTGTGGCAGCAATAGATCCGCCATCTTGTACGGAGTATTGATGAGTACCATCTGATACTATAAAACCTCTAGGAATAATAAATCCTGGAGTGCCTGTAAAATTGACATATACAGAAGTGTTAGATCCTTGACCTTGTTGAACACCATAAACTGAACCTAATTGATAAAGAATATATGGGTTAGCTGTGTAAGGGCTAATTGAATTAACTAAATCGACATAGGCTAAATCCTGAACCACTACAGCGCCAGCAGCGGTAGAAGCCATATCCTCAACAAGAGATCCTGGTAAATTTGCAGTGAGTCCAGGAGCTAATGCAGTAGCGGCTGCTATTTCTGCATTTAATAGGTCGGTTGGGCTACTTGGTACTGCACCTGATTTAGTAATAATTGCCATTTTTTATCCTTTAAGTCGCTATGACGGATTGAATAGTAGTTCCGTCAGTAAATATTGCTGAGATATTATAAGTCGGTTGAGCTGCTAATTGTTGTTTTGATACAGCTAAACTTGCAAAATGAGGTGAATATTGAGATTGAGTTCTTGAAACTGCTGCATCTGGTGCAATTTGAGTATGTACTGATTTATATGCAGGAATGCCATAATTGCCATAAAAAGGACTTTCGCCTTCAATAAGCCTTAAAGTCTGAACAAGGGTAGTAAGCCAAATATAACCTACACTTACTTGCACTACTTCACCTTGTTGCAAATTCCAAGTATTAAATGATGAATTATTAACAGGTTTAAGAATATATTGTGGGGGCGGTGCAGTTGGCAAAAGTACATTTTGTGTGACATTTGACCAAGTATTTACTAGAGTATTTCCATAAGAATCTGTAATAGTATTATTTTGAATAGTATCACCTTGATTAATAGTAATAGGTGGTAAACTAAAATCTATAGTAGCTGTGTAAATAGTACTAGATACTGTAAAAATATCGCCAACACTGTCTGTAAAATTGTAAACAACAGGATTGGAAGCATTTTGGTATGGAGCTTGAGTTAATAAAGTCCATTGATTTGTGTTTGGATCTATACCATAAGTTCTCATTATATTGGAGTTCCTGTATTTCCAGAGCCTGTTTGTACTCCTGAGTGTTCGTGAGTACTACTAATATTTACACCATTATTAGTTAAAGTGCCTGTAGTTTGAATATTGCCATTAATTATAACACTTCCATTACTGATATTTAGAGTGCCACCATTAAGATTAATAGATATTCCAGATGAGTTTAAAGTAAGGGTACAGTCTTGATTAATAGTAGTAAGCTCTACTCCATTAACTCCGTACATAAATAAATATTTACCATCGACATTAAACCAATTCTTATTGCCAATAGGTACAAAAATAAGACCACCAAGATTGGTAGGATTTACAAGATCAGCTAATCCTAATCCTAGTCCAGATATACCACCTAGACGAGCATTAGCGCCCATTACAACACCTTTATCGCCTGGCTGAATAGGTAACCTTGTATATTGACTTTCAGCGATAGGACAAGTCACTTGTGGCAAAGTAATACCTTCTGGGACATTAACCTCAAAAGCTACAGTAACAATAGCTCCACTAATTGAAACCACAGAGCAAGGTAAAGCCTGACCAAGATTTTGTAATTGATTCTCAATTTTGTTTTTAGAGAATTTATTAATGGTTTGGGCAAAGGGGACTTTTTGTGAGATTGTCATTTTTTATCCATTATTGTGAAATATAGGCATCAATTACACTACACCAGCTATTAGCATCTGCTTGGCGACTATTACCTACATGGCGGATCTGTTGTATCTGGAATGTACCTTGAAAAGATATATCATTCCTAAATTGAGTAAAACTGTTTGTAGTATTTAATAAAGGTGCGCCTTTAGGGAATTTGATATATTGACCTACAGTTAAGTCACCTCTCATCACCACTTTAGCCTGTATAGTGTATAAATCTAACCAAGTTAGATTACCTATAATATCGTAATAACTAATCTGTGTAGGATTGGTTAATGAATTAGATTGACCTGTATCTCCTATACCATCTGATAAAACAAATCCATTAGAAGTAGAAGCAATACTAGCTCCAATATACTTAGGATCTTTAATAATATACTTGCTAAGCTCATTCATTTTTTCTGAGAATTGCTGTAGATTGTAATTATAAAAAGGCTGATCTTCTGTATAAACTAAATTGGTAGAAAAATTACCTGTGATATTTACACCAGGAAAAGCTTGATTTAAGGTGCTAGTTACAAATTTTTGCATAGTTGTGCCTTTATACCAAATACCAGTAAGATTTGGCTCTTTAGTAGAATCATAAATTAAAGGCACTACAATAAGGTGAAGGCTGACTTCATTACCTTGCCAATTACCAAAAGCTTGCCAAATTGTACCTTGCAATACAATTCCTCTTTCTTGTGGGTTAGCTAAAGGCAATCCAATATTCATACCTACTGAAACTGATATAGTTTGATTGTTTAAATTAGAAGCTTGGCTGATAGTTTCATAGGTAACCCCAGTAATTTTTATATAGGGATTTTGAGCTGGAGCATGAAAAAAATTCTGGAACATATCCAGTTCAACTTGAAGCGCAGCACCATTATTAGAGTTATCACTATTTAAGCTAGTGAACTGATTTATTATTTTTCCTGTTTTAGAATCAGTAATGACAATATCATAGTATCTCATGGTGTCACTTCAAAATTTCCTGATGAAGCTCTATAAACTAAGGTAGAAGTAAAGAAATAGTTTTTAACTAAATTAATATCGTAATTATCAGGTGAAGCAATAATTGGAATGCTTAATATAAGAGTTTTAAAAGCATCATAAATATTAATATAGTATCTATTGCCATAACCATTCCAAGTGCAAATTGCAGTGTAAGTTGTGCCATCTAATACAGGGTTAAACTGAAAATTAGCTGATGGAGAAGGATTAAAGGCTACAAAAGTGGTCATGGTAATGAGATATTAGTTGGTGTGCCTGTTCCATTAGAGAACAAGGAAGCATTGCTTTGTGGTTGATAATTTTGTGAAGCGCCAATATTAGCTCCAGTGCCGCCCCAGTTGTCCAGATTAGTAGGAGTTGGAGTGCCATTACCTATTTTAGTCATTAGATTGTTATAGGTCGCTGTTGCTGCTTGTTGAGTGACTAATGGTTGTACAAAATCCCATTGATACATAAATTGGACTTGTTTATCGCTTAAAGTACTTACATCTCTTAAATTAGTCAAAATACAATTTGAATAGGTATAAGCAGGAGTGGCTACAATAAAAGTACCGCCTGCCAAAATATGATTATCTAATTGTGTTTTTAAATTAGTTAAAACAGCTTGTTTTTCAAAGTATCCATTACCATTGTTTTGTGCTGGACAAGCCATCATTAGACTTACCTTTAAAGGCATTTGAATAACAGCATTGGCAGCCATTTGAATAGATGCAAAAGGATATTCAGCGACTTGCCATTCTTGTAATGAATTACCACCCACTACTTTAAAGTGAGCAAAATAATCATTGGCATCTGGGTAAAATATATCAGCACCCTCAGTAAGAGTTAATATACTCATTAAACCATTAGGCAAATTAGCAGCTAATCCATTTACCAAAAGAATAGGAGCTATTTCATATTGGTATTGAAATTGAATTTGTTGTGAAGTAATCATGGATTTCCTACAGTTGCCATACCTACAGCAGAAGCAGTAGCATTTCCGCCAGTATTGTTATTGATATTAACACTAATAGCATTAGAGTACATCTCTCTTTTATAGGTTTCATAACCCATATTAGCTGGTCTCTCATATTGTTGAGTAATGATTTTAGAAGCTTCTGTAGGTGTAGCAGCCTTTTTAAGAGCTTCTCCAGCCATAGCTTCTTTATGATTTAGTTCATATAGGAAGAATTGTAATTGTTCTTGTAAAGTACTTCCTTTTAATGAATGACCAAACAATGATTCAAATTCTTTTTGACGAGCAGTATCCCATTGAGCAATACCTACACCTGATCCGCCTTTTTGTAGAGCATTAGGGTTATAGCCACTTTCAGCATAGAAATTACCAAGAACACCAGCGATTTGAGCTTTTGTAAATCCTTTGCTTGCAAGGAAATCAATAATTTGTTGTTTATTACTTTTTTGTTGTGCAGAGCTAATAGTCTCAGATCCTGCTGGATTTAAAGTCTTATTAACTTGTGACACTTGACCAAAAGCCCTTCTAAGTGCATCTACAAGCTCACCTAAGATTTTAATTAAAGGAGCAAATATATATTCTGCAATACCTAATTTAGATGGAGTAAATGCTTGTAAAATTTTTCTTTCAATAGTTACTTTTAAAGTCGTAAAGAAGGTTTCAATAGTAGTCTCAATAGTCTGCGCTCTTTTTTCTTCTTCTGGGGTAAGACCGACTGCTGGAACTAATTGTTTATATCGCTCTACTGTCTCTGGGAACTCTTTTTGTAGTTTAAGTATTCTTAATTGCTCATCAAGAGGTAAGACTTGACCATAGCCCTTAACAGCAGATAGAACTTGTAGTCTTTGTAAGCCTTGTTGTGTATTGACATCAATGCCTTGTTTTTTGACATCTTCAAGGAATTTTTGTACTATGAGTGGGTAGAGTTGTGCTGCATCTTTACCAATATTTTCTTTGCCTACCATCTGTTGTAGGTAAGGGGATAATTTTGTC